AAAGAGTTCGTACAGGCAAAACGTGCTTTTGGCGAACTAGGTCATCCTGACGGACCTACTGTCAACTTAGAACGAGTTTCTCATATGATCACCAGTTTAACACCTGAAGGCAAAAACTTTATTGGAGAGGCCAAAATTATGGACACTCCTTATGGAAAAATTGTGAAGAATTTAATTGACGAAGGTGCAAAATTAGGAGTTTCTTCCAGAGGCATGGGTTCGCTGGAGAATAAAGGCGGTTCGAACTACGTAAAAAGTGATTTTTACTTAGCAACAGCCGCTGATATAGTCGCAGATCCGTCTGCTCCAGAAGCTTTTGTACAAGGCATTATGGAAGGCAAAGAGTGGATATGGGACAACGGTGTTATACGAGAAGTCGATATACACGAAATGAAGACGACAATTGAGAAAGCAAAACAGAGAGAACTTGCAGAAAAACAAGCTGCAGTTTTTGAATCTTTTCTTTCAAAATTGTAGTATTTATAAATATTATATTATTAATTCGAATTAATAAGGAGAGAGTTAATGTCAGAAGTAGAACAAAAACTAGACGAATTAGAAGCGATCGCAACACAAGAAGTTGCGGAAGCTGCTGATGCGCCTAAGGCAAAGGCTGTAAAAGGCGAACCTTCTCACATTGCAAAAGCATCAAGCAAAGTTGACGATACAGGTCCGGCGGTGACATCACCAGACGCACCTAAGAAAGACTACGCTAAAGGTGTCAAGCAAGTGAAAGATGCTCAAACAGCAAAGGCTGACAAAGGTGATTCTGCTCCAAGTTCTCAAGGTTCTTCAAGTATAAAAGAACCATTAGCCGCTGGCGACCAAGTTGACCATGAAGGCGAGGAACTCGCAGAAATGCCTCAATCTAAACCTGGTATGCTTCAAGCCATGTACGACAAAATGAAGGAAATGTCAAAAGACGATCTTCAGGCGATGTACAACAAAATGGAAATGAAAGACGAAGCAGAATCAGAAAAAGAAGAGGAAGCCGAAAATACTGCTAAAAAAGAAGCAGTTGACAAAAAAATCAAAGAGATTAACGTCAAAGAAGATGTTGACGCTTTAGTCAATGGCGATGATTCACTTTCAGAGGAATTTAAATCTAAAGCTGCTACTATTTTCGAAGCTGCAATCAAATCAAAAGTGAGAGCAGAAATCGAAAGATTAGAAGAAGAATACGCTCAAGATTTAGAAGAATCTAAAGAATCCGTAAAAGCTGAATTAACTGAAAAAGTTGATTCATATCTTAACTACGTAGTTGAGGAATGGATGAAAGAGAATGAACTTGCGATTGAAAAAGGTGTTAAAGGTGAAATCGCTGAAGACTTTATTTCAGGTCTTAAGCAATTATTTGAAGACCACTACATTGACATTCCAGATGAGAAGTACAACGTACTAGAAGCTCAGGCAACTGAGATTGACGAACTCAAAGGGAAGTTAAATGAAGCAACTTCAAAAATTGTTGAACTGAATAAAGAAGTAGGTGAGCAAACTAAATCATCTATCTTTGAATCCGTTTCAGATTCACTTGCTGATTCTGAGAAGGAGAAGTTCAAGGGTTTGGTAGAAAGTATCGATTATGAAGATGCTGATTCTTACAAAGCAAAATTAGAAACTATTAAAGAATCTTATTTTGTAAAAGAAAAAGCAACAAATAACGTTACAGAAACTAATGACGCCGAGGGCGGACAGATTGATATGACTGGTACTATGTCAGCATATACAGCCGCTATCTCAAGAACAAAAACAAAGAAACTATACTAAAAGTATGAGTTTTAATAAATATTATAACGAAAGTAAATAAGGAGAGAAAAATGTTTTTATCTGAAACATTACAAGAGAAGTGGCAACCAGTTCTTGAGCACGCCGATCTTCCAGAGATCAAAGATGCTTATAAAAGAGCTGTAACAACTGTCATCCTCGAAAACCAAGAGAAAGCTTTAAAAGAAGACAGAGCATTCCTTGGTGAAGCTGCACCTACAAACGCAACTGGTGCTTCTATTGCGAATTGGGATCCAATTCTAATTTCTCTCGTTAGACGTTCTATGCCTAACTTAATTGCATACGACATCTGTGGTGTACAACCAATGACTGGTCCAACTGGTCTTATCTTCGCAATGAAGAGCAGATATGCATCTCAAGCTGGCACTGAAGCGTTGTTTAACGAGGCAGACACAGACTTTTCATCAAGAAATGCTACAAGTTCATCAACTGCTGATCTTACTGCAGGTACAATACACACAGGTACTAACCCAGCTGTATTGAACGATTCAACACCTGGTACATATAAGAGAGGTAGAGGACATACAACATCATACGGTGAAGCTTTAGGAGATACAGACGGAAACGCTTTTGCTGAAATGGCTTTCTCAATTGAGAAGACAACAGTAACTGCAAGATCACGTGCGTTAAAAGCTGAGTACACAATGGAACTCGCTCAAGACCTAAAAGCAATTCACGGTTTAGATGCAGAAACAGAATTATCAAATATTCTATCTGCTGAAATTCTTGCTGAGATCAACAGAGAAGTTGTAAGAACAATTTATATTAAAGCGAAAAAAGGTGCTCAAACTAACACAACAAACGCTGGAATCTTTGACTTAGACACAGATTCTAACGGTCGTTGGTCAGTTGAGAAGTTCAAAGGCCTAATGTTCCAACTTGAAAGAGATGCGAACGCTATTGCACAAGAAACACGTAGAGGAAAAGGTAACGTTGTTATCTGTTCTTCAGATGTTGCTTCTGCTTTACAAATGGCTGGCGTACTAGACTACACACCCGCTTTAAACAACAATCTAAGCGTAGATGACACAGGCAACACATTTGCTGGTGTATTAAACGGTAGATACAAAGTGTACATTGATCCATACAGTGCGAACACAGCTGCAAAGCAGTTCTACACAATTGGTTACAAAGGTACATCACCATATGACGCAGGTATGTTCTATTGCCCATATGTTCCATTACAAATGGTACGTGCAGTAGGCGAGAACAGCTTCCAGCCTAAGATTGGATTCAAAACTAGATATGGTCTAGTAAGAAACCCATTCGCTGAGAGTTCTGCTGCTGTATCTGGTGCCGATACTACTGGTGCTGATAACAGCAACGTTTACTACAGAAAAGTACAAGTTACAAACATTATGTAATTTGTGTTAGATTGTTGGTAACTTAGTTTACCACAACCACACCACAAGGGGAGGTTCTTCGGAATCTCCCCTTTTTTATTTGCATAAATAATAGTATGACAACTACAAATGCAACAGTTCGACAACCATCGGGAAACGAATTAGATTTCGCATCACCGACACAGTTTCGATTTCAAATACAAAAACTTCCAGAAGTACAGTTCTTTTGTCAAACAATCACCATACCAGGTATTACTGTTACTGAGTTAACACAACCTACACCATTACAACAAATAACACTTGCAGGTTCTGATTTGACTTATGAAGATTTGTCAGCAACTTTTATAATTGATGAACAGTACAGAAATTACAGAGAAGTACATACATGGTTAAAAGGATTATCTTTTCCAGAAAATCACACACAGTTTCAGAATCTACTAAGTGAAGGATCTGATCGTATGCCACTTTCACAAAGTCGTGGTGTACAAACTGAATCAGGTAAGACATATCCTGCAACACCAGACGCAGCCATTTATTCTGATGCAACACTAACAATACTTACATCTAAAAACAATCCTTCTTTAGAAGTACGATTTAGAGATGTTTATCCTAAAAATATCAGTGCTGTTAATTTAACTACACAAGATACTGATGTTACTTATTTAACTGCAACTGTTGGATTTGGATACAAATATTACGAATTTTATACAATATAACTTGACAAAATCATATTTTTGTGATATAATACACTATGGATTTAGAAAAACTACAAGAAGAAGCTACTAAAGATTTACAGATAGACGATACTGAACTTGATATAGAATCAGTTCGTACACCTATCATTCACAACAAATATCTAAAATATCTTTCTAAATTTTCATTACTTCTAAAGAAAGCGGAAGACGATTATGATATACTTGCAAAAGACAAATGGGAATACTATACAGGTAAAGCACCTGAAGAAGTTTACAGAGAGAAACCATTTGAAATTAAAATACTTAAACAAGATGTTGACAAGTATATTAAATCAGATGCAGAGTTAATTAAACTATCACAAAAAATAACTTATCTTCGAACAGTTATCAATTACATAGAAGGCATCATAAGAAATATTAATAATCGAACATTTAATATAAAGAACGCAATCGAATGGAAGAAATTCACTCAAGGATCAATATAGAAAAAGTTGATGAAGTTTATATCAAAGTAAGATGTGAACCTCATATAGCTGCAGAACTATCAGAGTTCTTTACATTCGAAGTTCCAGGCGCCAAGTTTTCTCCAGCATTTCGCAATAGAGTATGGGATGGTAAAATCCGTCTGTACGATAAAAGAAACGGTAAATTATATGGTGGTTTACTTGCCTATGTCAGAGAGTTTGCAAAACAAAATGAATTACAAGTTAATCAAGCACCAGATGTTTATTCTTCAACAAAGATTGATATTAAAGATGTTGAGGGTTTCTGTAAATCATTAAAACCACAATCACAAGGTAAGAATATTGAAGTTAGAGATTATCAGATAGAGGCAATCTATCAATCACTCAAACGACACAAGTTATTATTACTATCACCAACTGCATCTGGTAAATCACTCATCATCTATTCAATCATTCGTTTTCATCAAATGGCAAATCGTAGAACACTGATCATTGTTCCGACTACATCTTTAGTTGAACAAATGTATTCTGATTTTGCCGATTACGGATGGAATGTGAATAAATATTGCCATAGAATATATCATGGTTATGATAAAGATGTTGTCAAAGATGTTGTAATCTCAACATGGCAATCTCTTGCAACCCTCGATAAAAACTATTTCAAACAATTTGAATGTGTGATCGGAGACGAGGCACACAACTTCAAGGCAAAGTCATTAACAACTATAATGACGGCTTTGAATAATGCGAAGTATCGTATTGGTACAACAGGTACTTTAGACGGTACAAAAACGCACAAATTGGTATTAGAAGGTTTGTTCGGTCCTGTATATCGTGCAACTTCGACAAAGAAACTGATCGATAAAAATCAGTTGAGTAAATTAACGATTAAATGTTTGGTACTAAAACACAATGAAGCAGATAGAAGACAAATACGAAATGCAACCTACCAAGAGGAAATGGATTATCTCACAGGACACAAAACACGAAATAACGTTATTCGTAAGCTTTGTTTGCGTCTGTCTGGTAATACTCTTGTCCTTTTTCAATATGTAGAAAAACATGGAGTACCGTTATATGAAAACATTAAAGAAAAATCTGAAGAAGGCCGCAAAGTCTTTTTTGTGTATGGTGGTACTGAAACTGTGGATCGGGAAAACATCAGGTCGATTGTCGAAAATGAAAGCAACGCTATTATTGTTGCCTCTTACGGAACTTTTAGCACTGGAATTAATATTCGTAATCTTCACAATGTTATATTCTCTAGTCCAACCAAATCTCGGATAAGAAGTTTACAATCCATCGGTCGAAGTCTAAGACAATCTGAATCAAAAACAGATGCAACATTATATGATATTGCCGATGATTTATCATTTGGTACTTATAAAAATTTCACACTCAATCACTTTTCAGAAAGAATCAACATTTATAATGAAGAAGAATTTGAGTACGAAATCCACAATATAAATCTTAAATAAATAGTAGTATGACACCAAATG